TAACCCAAAAATTAATAGATTCAGTTAAATTATTACTAATTCCAGCAATTGTAAAGTTAATATCTGAATTTGGTGTTACAAACCTAAATAAACTATTAGATAAAAACAATATTAATTTTAACGATTTAAAAGCCTCATGTCCCTCTAATATAGAAAATTTAAATAAATTAATTAATGTAAAAAATAAATTCACAAAACAACTAAATATTTTACTTAGAGGAATAAATTCAATTTCTAAATTTTTAAATTTACCTCCAAAAATAATTTCTGCAGCTGAACAAGCAATACCACCTCTTAAAATTGGAATTAATGTTGCCTCTTTTATTCCATCAACCGCAGTTACCCCAATTCCAGTGGGACCTATTTTAATAGCTAAGGATGCAATAAAAGCTTTAGAGGATATTATTAAAGTTTTAAATCCTAAATTAGGTCAAAACACATTTCAATTAAATTTTCTTAGAGGTGATCTTAATAAAGTTCTAAAATTATTTTCTATATTAGATATTTTAATTCAGGGATGTGCTGAAGAAATTGGAGGTACTTCGGGTGAAAGTACTTTAAATAATCAAGAACAAATATCAAAAGAATTATTAGAATCTACTCAACAACAATCTCAACAATTATCACCTGTAGTTACAAATATAAATGGTTTTGAAATGAATGTAATAAATGTAGATAATGTAACTATTGGAGGATTAAAAAGAAGACAAGCAATAGCCAGAAATAAAGCAGGAGTAATTATGCTTAAAGGAGAACCTTCATTTTCTTCTAATGATCAAATATTAATAGATGAACTAGTATTTTATATTGAACAAAATGATTTAAAAGCAGATTAATTTAATATTTATAATAAATACAAACATGAAAACCGAAGCACTTAAAAAAATAATAAAAGAAGCCGTTAGAGAGGCTATACAAGAAGAGCTAAAGGAAGTTTTACTAGAAGCAGTTAAAGCACCTAAAGCTGTAACTACACAACCAATACAAGAAAGTATTACATCAACTACACCTGCACCTGTAACTCAAACACCTAAAAAATCTTTAAAAGAACAAAGACAAGCTTATATGGATATTATAGGTGAAACTGGACTAAACATGAATAGTACACATGCTAGAGGATTTGGTAATAAACCTTTTAATCCTACAGGCAACATAGATACTACATCAGCAAATGGGGCTTTACCTGATGGTGAAGTTAATATGGATCAAATAATGGGATTAATGACTAAATAATGGCATTTGAGGCACAACAAATATTTCCAATAGACTTTAATAAAAGTGCAGCTGTAGGGATAAATTTACCTTTTTCTGCACCCGGGGTATTTAAATCTAATTACACTACAAAAGAAGCAATAAAATCAAGCTTAATAAATTATTTTTTAACAAACCCTGGAGAAAGATATATGAATCCTACATTTGGTGGGGGTTTAAGAGATTTTATATTTGAACAGATATCAGATGATAACATGGAATTTCTTGAAAATAGAATAGCAGACCAAATTGGGATTTATTTTCCAAATGTTAGTATAGATAATTTTGAAATTTTAAGACAAGAGGATAATAACATTATTACAATATCAATTAATTATAATATAACTAATACTAATATTAGTGATAATATAGAAATAGACTTTACATAATGGCTAATAAAGTAAATAGAGATATAAAATATTTAAATAGAGAATTTTCGGATATTAGGGCTAAACTAATAGAATATTCTCAAACATATTTTCCCAACACTTATAATGATTTTTCTCCTACATCACCAGGTATGATGTTTATGGAACAAGCAGCTTATGTAAGTGATGTAATGTCTTTTTATTTAGATAACCAATTACAAGAAACATTTACTACATTAGCTAGACAAACAAATAATTTATATGAGTTAGCTTATATGTTTGGTTATAGACCTAAAACTACAGGAGCAGCCCAAGCTAAAATAGAATTATTTCAACAAGTACCTTCTAAACTAGTAGGAGGAAATTATGTTCCTGATTATGATTATGCTTTATCTATAGGAGAAAATACATCTATAGGTTCTATTTTAAATCCCAATACTTCATTTTTAATGGAAGATAAGTGTGATTTTTCCTTTTCAAGTTCATTAGATCCAACAGAAGTTTCTATTTATTCTGTGGCAGGGACTGTACCTCAATATTACTTACTTAAAAAAACAAGAAATGTTATTTCTGCAAATATTAACACACAAGAATTTTCATTTGGACAACATGAACAATTCCCTACAATTAATATTACGGCCAATAATATAATAGGAATATTAGATATAGTAGATAGTGATGGTAATACTTGGTATGAAGTAGATTATTTAGGTCAAGAAATGGTATTTAATAATATTAAAAACACAAATACTAATGATCCTAATAATGTAGCAGATGCAGGTGAAGTACCTTATTTACTTAAATTAAAAAAAGTTCAAAGACGTTTTGCTACTCGTTTAACATCAGAAAACAATCTTCAAATTCAATTTGGGGCAGGTAACCCAAATGATATAGATGAAGAAATTACACCTAATCCAGATAATGTAGGTATAGGTTTACCATTTGAAAAAAATAAACTTACTACTGCTTATTCACCAACTAACTTTTTATTTACAAATACTTATGGAATTGCACCTTCAAGTACTACTTTAACTGTAAGATATTTAACAGGTGGTGGCGTAGGATCAAATGTACCTAGTGGTGATTTAACTAGATTAAATACTAATAATACTTTTTTCAATAAAACTAACCTAAACTCAACAACTTCAAATTATATATTTAATTCTTTAACAGCAAACAATCCAGATGCTGCTGATGGAGGATCAGCAGGAGACACCAGAGAAGAAATTAGACAAAATACTTTAATGCAAATTGCAACCCAACAAAGATCAGTCACACTAGATGATTATATGGTTAGAGCTATGAGTATGCCCCCTAGATATGGAACCATATCTAAAGCTTATATTGAAAAACCTCAATTAAATGATAATCAAGTTTCAACTATTGAAACATTAAATTTATTTGTATTATCACAAAATATAGTAGGAAAGTTATCAAATGCTACTGAAACCCTAAAGAAAAACTTAAGAACTTATTTATCTCAATATAGAATGATAGGTGATAATATTGAAATTAGAGATGCTTATATTATAAACATTGGGATAGATTTTGAAATAATTGGCAAATCAATCAACCAATTTTAATTAGAGATTTATATGTTAGATTAGATAGAATAGAAGGTGTACAAACTGTTAAAAATATTAAATTTTCAAATAAAGCAGGGGTTTCACAAGGATATTCACAATTTGGATATGATATAGATGGAGCAACACAAAACCAAGTAATATATCCATCATTAGATCCAAGTATTTTTGAAATTAAATATCCACAACAAGATATTAAAGGTAGAGTAGTACCACTATAAAATTAAATCATGGCAGTTTACAAATTATTCCCATATAAAGACACTACATTATATTCATTATATCCTGATATGAACACAGGAATAGATGCTATTACATCCATTACAAATTTAAATTTAGCAATAGATTCTCTTCCTCAAGTATCAAGATTTTTAACAGCATTTGATCAAGATGAAATTAATAGTGTAATTGATGAAAAAATTAACGGAGCCCAATGGGATGTAAATTTAAAATCATTTATAGCTACTGCTCAAGGGATAGTAGAATCTACAGATCTAGAAGTATACCCAGCAGCCCAATCTTGGTATAATGGAACAGGAATGTTTTTAGATGTCCCACAAACTACTGATGGAGCTTCATGGTATTCACCTAATTTTAAAGGATCATCAGCATGGGCTACAAGTGGTACTGATGCATATGGTAATGAAATTACATCATCATATGCTACAAGTTCAGTAGGAGCTGGTGGGGGAGCTTGGTTATATGAATCAGGTAGTACAAGTTTTAAGGTTACTCAATCATTTGATGTAAGAACAACAAAAGATTTAAATGTTAATGCTAAAGAAGTAGTATCACGTTGGTATAGTGGTTCTATGGATAATAATGGATTTTTAGTAAAATGGGAAGATTCAGTTGAATTTAACCAAAATGTTCAAATCCAACCTATAATGCAATTTTATAGTGTTGATACTAATACTATTTATCCACCTGAATTAGAATTTAAATGGGATGATTACTCAACAGTTTTAACAGGTTCAGCTACTGCGAGTATACTTTCTACAACAAACATAGTTTCATCATTAGCTGAAAATCCAGGAGAATTTTTACCTGAATCAGTTCATAGATTTAGATTTAATGTGGCAGATAAATATCCTATTAGAACCTGGACAACAGCTTCACAATTTACAGGGGTAAATTATTTACCTACTTCTTCATATTATGCTGTAAAAGATTTGGATACTAATGAATATGTTATTAACTTCGACACTACTTATACAAAACTAAGTTCAGATTCAGAAGGAAATTATCTTGATTTATATATGAATGGATTAGAACCAGAAAGATATTACAAAATTATGGTAAAAACTACAATCAATAGTTCAACCATGGTTTTAGACGATAGTTATTATTTTAAAGTTGTAAATGGATTTTAATGGGAGAAAATATAAACTTAAATAAAGAGGTTTTTAATAAACAACAATACGAAAAAACCATTAATACTAAATTTTCTCAACTAGGGGTTAAAACGGTTCAAGAACAGATAGAGGAACAACCCACAGTTGAAGAATTTTTCCAAATGTATAATGATTTATTCTACGATATTCCTGAAGTAGGTGAAACTAATTCGCATGAATTTTTAATTAAAACTAGTAGTGAATACATTAATTTTAATGAAAATGATGAATTAATAGAAGCACTTCAAAATGAAATAGCTCAATTAAGACAAGAACT